CACGGCCTTACGCCCCGGGAGCGCCACCCGCGCGCGGCCATGCGCTGCCCAGCGGTCATTCCGGCGGCGCTCCGCCAGCTCTTCCGTGGACATATAGACGACCTCCTGCCGTCTCATGCGACGCCGAGGGCCGAGAAGATAAGGTGGAACACCCACCCCGCCAGCGCGATGCCGGCGATAAAGGACGCGCAGACGATGCCGTCCTCGATTCCCCACATGATGTAGCGACGCGCCTTGGCCTTTGCGCGCGGATCTCCGAATACCTTCATTCGCTGTCCCTCCCCGCTGCCGTGCGGTACAGCATCTGCATGTTGTTCGCGCAGATAGCGCACATCGGCACATCGTGGATATGTCGGACTCCGTCCACGCTCCCGCAAAACGCACAGCCCGGCGCATACTTGCGCAGGATGATGTTGTCCGCGTCTGTATAGATCTCCATGGGATCACCCGCCCGGATGCCCATCGTCTGGCGCAGCTCCTTCGGCAGCACGATGCGGCCGAGGTCATCGACCCTCCTGATGATTCCTGTTGCTTTCATTGGTTTCTCCTTTCTCTTGACCTATCTGGCCAGCATCTGGGCGAGCGCCACGGCGCTGATGCCCTCTTTCCCGCTGACGTTGTACCGCTCGCGGCACACCCGTCTGCTTTGCCCTGTATAATTGCTGACGTCTGTCACCGTCAGCACCCGGCGGCCGCCGGTGAACTTCAGGATTTCCTCCAGCTCAAGCCGGAAGGTTTCTTTTTCTCGCGGCATATGTACCTCTCTCCTTTAAAAAAATGTGCTGATATTGAAAACTTCGGCGCTCTCTGATATACTGCAAATGGAAAACATGGAAATTCTGCGTATGAAAGGATGTACCACTCATGGTAAATGAAGATTGCGCCCGTGATTTGCTGCAATACCTCGACAGTTGTCTTGAAATCAGCAGTACCGGAAAACGTGTCAAGCCCATAAAGCTCAAAAAGGTGCTTCATGAGGAGCCGCTCAGCAATTACACATCCGACGACATTTACAATGCTGCGGAATATCTGGTGAAGCTTGGGCTAGTCAATCTGCCCATCCCGCGCAGCACAGCACTCAAGGGCGGAGCACGTTCATATGTTTTTACAGGTATTTCGGCAAAAGGAACTGAATACTTAAAAGTGACGAGAAATCCGACCACATGGGAAAAACTAAAGTCCCATTTCCCAAGTGTGTTCAACGCTGCCATATCCAGCATTTCCTCCTTCATCCTCCAAGCTGGAATAGAACTGCTGAAGTAAGGAGAGGAAAATTCATGGATCACACACTTACCAGAGACGCAAAAAAGGCTCTCGCTACGATCTACAAAGCCTATAAATCGAGGCGCGCAAGCGGAGAAGCAAAATCCTCCGCAGTTTATTTCGATACCGAATCACACGATGCCGCCGCCATTGATGCAGCCGTCTCCGACAGCTTGGCAGAGCTGTCAAACGCGAAATATGTAAAAACGGACATCTGCGGCAATTACACGCTTACCGATTCCGGTATCATATTCATGGAGAATTTGCCCGTCGGCACCATAAAGGAATGGCTATCATTCTCCGCCCAGTTCATCCCCTGACAATCCGGCGTAAAAGCGCTCGAAGTCCTCTTCGTTTCCGGCGTGGAATCGCGCCACATCAATGCCGGTAATACTCAGCTCCGCTACACCTTCCTTCACGTCGAGGCGGATGCCGCGCACGCCGACGCCGATCATAACGCCGTCGATCAGTACCGCGCTCTGCCTCCCGTTGCTTGCGATCATCAGCTTGGAATAGCTTGCGGCCGTGTCCGGCAGCCCGCTTTTCAACCGGTCGAGCTGCTTGCGGAGCTTCTGAAACTCCGCGACCGTCTTGTAGTTCTCCGCGATTTCCTTATGCAAAGCGGGAACCAGCTCCTGCGGGATTTCAACACCCAGTCCGGACAGGATACTCACGATGTTCTCCATGTCCTCACCTCCAATCGAATGAATAATGAATGCCCTTGTTTTCCCGCTCGGATATGATAGAATCGGCTCGAAGGGAGGCAAAGCAAATGCAGGAACCGAAACCGAAGCGTGTGATGGAATACGAAATGCGTCTCTATCACTGCCACAAAATCAAGCGGAATGTTCAAATCCTCTAGGATTACGAGGTCATCGACGGTGTTCGTACCCTAGTGCGGTGCTCATGTCCAGTTCACATGGGCACGGCATCGACCGACCGTCACTGCAATGGCATAAATGAGTTTGACTTTCCGTGTGGCTATGCCGACTGGCAGCAAACAAAATAACGTCCTCCATCATGCCGTCCGTCATTTCACATGGCGGCGTGTAGCAGAAAAGGCGCAGGCAGCACTTTGTGCAGTCTGCCTTTTCTTTTTGGCAGTGCGCCCGCAGCGCCCTGTGAAGCTCCATAGAATCCATGTCCTCACCTCCAATCGAATGAATTGCAAAAACATCTGCAAGGTCTTGCGGATATTTTTTGTGTTATTCGTGAATTTGATTCACTATCACTGCAAAAAAATATGGTCTCGCTGTTCTCTGCTCAACCCAAGAATTGAAGTCATGCTCACGATTTCGCTCGCCTTAAAGTCTGTTACGCCTTCCATCTTGCGGTTGAGGCTTGCCATAGAAATGCCCATTTTCTCCGCAACATAGCCATATTTCAGCCCTCTTTCTCGCATTGCCCGCCGCAGTTCCTCTTTGTCAATCATCTTATCACCTCCGCAATTTTGGACGTGAATTTAATTCACGTCTAGAATATATCACCATTGTGAACTCGTGTCAACATTTTTGTTGAATTATTTTCACATTTATGATATGATGCGCGAGAGGTGAGGCTTCAATGGCTAATCTATATGAAAATATCCGCAAACGGCGCGAGGCTCTTGGCATGTCGCAAAATGAGCTCGCCACAAAAACTGGTTATTCTGATAGGACATCAATTTCAAAAATCGAATCTGGTAATGTTGATCTAACGCAGTCACGTATCATGGCGTTCGCAAAAGCGCTTAATACAACAGCCTCCGAACTTATGGGCTGGGACGAAGAAAGATCTCGATCTGATAACAGCCCGTCAGAGCGCAAAAATGTTGTCCGCATTGCCGGCCGTGATGGTTCTTATGTTGAGAAGAAATTGAGCGACGAACAAGTCGCCGCTCTGAAAACGCTCATCGATCAGCTCCCGGAAGCCGATGACCTTTGACATCACATACGAAACGAGCTGATTCCAAATGACAATCGGGGAAAAAATCAGAGCCTCACGCGAATCTGTTGGTCTCACGCAGGAAGAGCTCGCCTCTATGTGTGGGACAACCAAACAGACAATCTACAAATACGAAATTGGAAAAGTGGTCAACATCCCGCTTGACCGATTGGAAACAATAGCGGATGCCATCGGCGTCTCACCAGCATATTTAGCCGGATGGGGAACAAGCACCAGCAACAGTGCAGCCGCTCGCGGCAATGGAATTGGAGATAGAATCCGAAGCTGCAGGCTGCAACTCGAACTGACCCAAACACAGCTTGGCTCTCTACTCGGCGTAAAAAAGAACGCAGTAAGCAAGTGGGAATGTGGGCGTGTCAGCGATATTCCTTTATCCAAAATTAGAGCCATGGCAGATTTGTTCCACGTCCCGGTTTCATACCTGGCCGACGATTTGATGAGCGATCCAACCACTCTAAAGCCAGCTAATACAAGCCCGAACTTGATTCGACTTACTTACGGTGGAGCAACCACTGAAAAAGCACTAAGCAGTGAACAAGCACTCGCTCTGAAAATGATTATCGACCAGCTCCCGGAAGCCGATGACCTCTGATATAATCTGCAAACTGATCGTATACCAGCCGCTCGAGCGGTGAGGTCAAAAAGCGCTGCCGCCGGTAAAGCTCCTGCATGCGCGTCCAACGGAATTCGGCAGCCGCTCGGCTAATGTCGCACAGCCGCTCGATGTCCTCAGCCGACTGCACGCTGCACCCCCATAGCACACAGGCCGGGGCAAGCAGACGCGAGGCAAACACGTTGGCCGCCTGCTCGATGGGATTGTCGTCCGGGGCTGGCTCACGGCACACGAGGTCATACCGGCCGACGTGGCCCAGGATGATGTGGCCCAGCTCATGCGCGCAGGTAAAGCGCTGCCGCGCCGGGATCGCCAAGCTGGACACCATGATCGTCGGCGCGCCGCCGATGACGGTGGACATACCGTCGTTGTTGTCCCGCTCGGCCGGCGTATACCGCCGCACAGACACGCCCAGCGCCCGGCACACGCCGCTGATCTTGACCGGCAGCTCCGTCACCTTGCAGTCGATCAGGATGCGCCACGATGCATCGCGCACGTCTTTGTAGTCTTGATAGTTCACTTCCATCGCCTCCGCGCTTATTATGCGCAGGGGCGGCGGCGTAGCACAGTCCCTTTTATCGTACATCAAAGAAAGAATAGACATTTAGACCATAAAATGATAAAATTGGTTTAAATCGTTGTAAAGCGAAAACAGATAAAAGGGGTGGAGTGTCATGAGTTTTTGGTTTAAAAAACGCAAAAAAGCTTCAGCGGCAGCGCCAATGCCGAAGCATCCGGGCGAATATGCTCAAGATTGCAATCAAAGCCTCCTCAAGGATGGACGATATGATCCAACTCGCGTTTCCAGCCACGAAAATGACGTTGTCAAAGAAGTGATTTTGGCATCCCGAAAAAAATATTCACGTCCATATCAAGGAATTGGCCTTGCGGTGGAGACTTATCCCATTATCTATAAGCCAAGATACATCTTGTACGAATTTATTGTCCAGAAATACGGTCACTCAAGTAGTGTTTTTGATGTTCTCGCAACCGCCATAGCATACAAAGAAAAGGGCGCCGCCTATAGACGCCTCTCACTCCAATATTTTCAGTTGTTCTTCCAAAGCGCATCAAGTGCTGACATTGCAAAGCTACCACGGTCATACCCGCTCTGGTCTATTTACAATATGATGTCAGACCTATATGAAAGCACTTACGACCTAGAAAGCGCGCTCGATTACGCAAAAAAAGCCGCAGCAGAAAAGCGGCGGCTTAATTTCATTTCTCCATACGACGTTACGCATACAGGAAAAATTCTGTTGAAAATGCGTCCTGAACTTGCGGTTGACTATTTTGCGGAATGCCTCAATGATTCAGATCTTAAACAATTCAAGACCATTATCCAGGAATCGCTTGACGACGCAAAGGACAAGGAAAAAAGAGGGTACATATACAAACCACGCCGCAAAATTATTGAACCTGATCAATTTGATATCGAAATTCAGAATCTTGTGCGTGAACAATACATCAATTTGTAAGATGGTAACACACATGCAGTCCGAAATCTATAGCGCCATGTACCGCATGATCTGCAAATACGGCTGGGGCTGGGGCATGACGTGCAATATCATCAACCGCCAGTACGGCACGAACTACACTGTCAAGGAATTCAAGGAACTCTTCCGGCGGTATTTCCTTTCTAAAAGAGAATGAAAGTGCCCCGGCGCAGCTACTGAACGGATATAGAATTCGCTGGTCATAAAAATCCAGTGATATATAGTGGCATATTTCGGTATATTTCCCACTTGACATTTTGGCCTTAACGGCATAAGATAAGAGTGTAGCTAGTGTTATTACTCTATGCTACGCTGTTTAATCAGCCCTTGGAAAGTAGGCCTCCCACAATAAGGGAATGTCGAATCCAAGGGCTTTTTGTTTTTCATATGCATTTGTATACATACGAGATAGAAAGAAGGAAGGATGGATGGACATGTCAAAAACGGCGATTCTTGTTGATGGCGGCTTCTACAGAAAAAGAGCCACTCATTTATGGGGCAAACATACCCCCGAGGAAGCTGCATCGGCTCTGTTTTCTTATTGTATGCGGCATTTGAGCGAGCGTAAACATCAGCACGAACTATATAGAATTTTTTACTATGATTGCCCTCCTATCAAAAAGCAAATGTATCATCCGTTACTCGGAAAGACAATAGACCTCGGGAAATCGGAACAGTATGCTTGGATGACAGAATTCCTCAACCAATTAAAGATGCGTCGAAAAGTAGCCCTCCGCCTCGGCAGCTTGGACAACAACAATTCGGCTTTTTATTTGAAATATGATGTTCAAAAGAAACTGTGCGCAGGCACTATTCAAGTCAGCGAATTAGGCGTCGACGATTTCGAGCCAAATATCAAACAAAAAGGCGTCGACATGAAAATCGGCGTTGACATAGCTTCTCTCTCATATAAAAAGCAGGTTGATCAGATAGTATTAATTGCCGGAGACAGCGACTTTGTGCCGGCCGCAAAACTGGCACGAAGAGAAGGTATTGACTTCGTTTTAGACCCGCTTGGTGCCGAAATTAATGCGCAGCTCTTCGAGCATATTGACGGAAAGCGAAGTTGTGGAAATCCTTATACCAGTGGTAAATCTTCCGGAAAATCAGAAAAATAAAAACCGCCCAGGTGCTGCAACACCTGGACGGTCAGAGCAGAAACCCACCAATACGTCAATAAAGGGAGCTGTCTACCCTTTTATGATACCATAGGAGGATGCCCATGGCAAGAAAAAGGACAAAATACACGCTGCGCAAAGACGGACGCATTGTCTTGTCTGACACCATCAATGGCGAGCGAAAGTATTTCTATGGAAAAACCGACAAAGAAGTCGAACAAAAGCGTGATGACTATATCCGTGAGTGCGAAAAGCACGCGAACGAGGCTGCTAGCAAGGGCCGTACATTCGGGGCCGTCGCCGATGACTGGTGGGAACAGTGCGAGCCGCGCCTGTCTCCGAACACCGTATGCGGTTACAGAACGGCGAAAAACCGTGCTGTTGACGCTTTCGGCGATCAGTATGTCACAGACATCACCGGCCACCAGATTGTCGTCTTCCTGCAGCGCTTCGCCGCGCGCGGCTACTCGCAAAAGGTCATCAACAACACAAAATCTGTGATACGGCAGATCCTGAACCATGCCTTTCTCTGTGCGGACATCGACGCGAACCCCTGTATTGGCATCCCGACACCGAAGGGCAACCCGCGCGTGCCCAGGAAACCAACCCCGCCTGACGATCTGAAAAAAATTGAAGAATCGAAAACCGAGAGCTTGTTTGCCCGGATGTCGTATTTTATGCTGTACACTGGTGCCAGACGCGGTGAGGCTGCCGCGCTGAAGCAAAAAGATATTGACCTCACTACGCGGACTGCGTGCGTCGCGCGTGCCGTTGCATATTCTGACACGCGAAAGCCGGTTCTCAAATCCCCTAAGACCGAAGCCGGCGTGCGCTACCTCGACCTGCCGGATAACGTCGTCGAGATCCTTCCGCACTATGATGACCCGGAGACATTCATCTTCTTCCCGGACGGCTTGCCGACAAAAACGGAGTTGGAATCCGGCCT